AGCATCAGTAAAAGTAGATCCACTTAATCCACTAACTGCATTAAATAATATAATGTCATCGTCAGCCAGTCCATGCGATGTACCAAAGTCAACCGTGACAGTAGGTGAGGATGATACACTTGAAAAAGTACATCCTGTTATAGTTTTTTTAATAGGATGAATATCATAAAAAGTACTGCCTGAATAAACATATAAAATTCTATTAGTTCCAATCGCTGCGTATTTAACACCAGCATTATTATCAAAATGATGAAGTGCTCTTGCTGCACCCGTAAGTTTATCGGCGCCTAATTGGAAGCTTCCACCTATTTTTTCTGGGGAACCATATCTAAACCTAACGTTATCACCATCAAACCATTGACCTTCGGCCCCGGTTTCAGTAACTTGTTTGTTAAATCCTGGTGCAAATCCTAATTTTTGTAGCATATAAAATTCCTATAAAGAAGGCAGTAGGTATGGTGGATTACTGCCTTCATCATAAAGGTATATCATCGTTTAAACCAGGATGGAAGACCTAAATGTAGACGCTTGTCAAACATATTATTTTTTGAGCCTGAAGTTTTCCTGTTGTTGTAATGGAGAAATACTTGAGCACAGTCTTTGCCTTTAAATTTTTCTCGCCAATGCTCTAATTCACAGCCAGAATAGACTAACATATCACCTGGTTTTAAATCTACTTTAATACCTTTCAGACCTTCTTTTCCAGATGGCTCTAAATAAATACTCCAATCATCGCCGCCTAAATTCATAGTAGTAGATATCTCACAACTAAACCTATCTTTATGTCTCTTAAGGACATCACCTTTTTTATATACTCTAGCATAGGTATAAGCTGGGTATAATTTTAACCCTGTATTTTTTTCCATAATAGGTTGACACTTAAGCATTAAAGTTTCCATAGCTATATCAGAATAGTTTGAATAAGTATTTGGAATTTGAGCATCGGCTCCCTCATACCCACCCAATAATGTTTCGTAAGGAGAAATGTATCTTTTATCACGACAGGTATCGAATACTTGTTTTTTCATAAGAAAATAGTTATACAAAAATAAAGCTAAATCTTTATCAATTGCTTGTTTTATAATTATATATTTATTTTTTTTAAAACTCATTAGAAATAATTAAAATTAATATTTATTCTTTTATTTTTATCTGTGCACAAACTACTTGAATGTTTTTTACTAGGATCAAAAAAAACAACTCTATTAGCTTTTGGTTTTACTGATTTATTTTTAAAATAAGTCAAACCATTATTATCATTTAAATAAAAAAGACATCCTTTGTGTGAAAAAGAATAATCTGAGTGTGGTTGGTTTATTTGTTTTTTATTTATATTTAAATGTAAATTTGCTTTAATTCTTATAATACTTTTACATTCTATTTTTATTAAAAAATTTTTAAGAAGATAAAAATAATCGCTACTAACACCAGGAGTATGCTGAGGATCTAAATCTTTATAAAAATGATGTGTAAAATAAAATTTATTTTTTAAATCTTTTTCATTAGTAATAGAATTATTATAGTACCAAGGAAAATTGTCTCCAGAAACAATTTTTTTTATAGCATTAAATTCATTTATATCTAAAAAATTATCAATAACTTTAAACATCTTTAGCCATTTCTTTTGGTACAGCTTGTATATTCCAATGTATAAATCTAAAAGGTTCAAGTCCAAAGTCTAGAGAAAATTCGTGTTCTAAAAATCCTGGAAATATAATTAACGTTCCGGGTTGTGGTCTAAAATGAATTAGTTCGTTACCATTAAAAATTTCCTTTATATTAATTTTCATTTTTAATTTTGTAGAACGTGCTCCTGTTCTAGGGTCATGAAATACTGGCATAGAGGTTTTCTCACTTGCCTTTAAAAAATAAAATCCCGAGACATGTTGGTTGCAATGGACGTGCGCGGACTGATGACCGCCTCCTTTTTTAGCAAACTCTTGCACCCATAATTCACTAAACATTGTAGTGTATTGTTGCATATCAAAACCTTGATGATCTAAATATTCCCAAGACTTTTGACCAATGTAATCTCTAAAGTCTCTAAAATTATTATCAGCTGTAAGAGATTTTGAATGATAGCTTCTTCCAAAGTCTCCAAATTTTTTTATATATGTTTTAGCTTCTGGAATATTTTTAGCAGCTTTAATATATTTATTAGTAGCTTTAGTTAAAGATTTTAAAAACTCTAGTTTTTGTTCTGACCAAATAGTTGTATTAAAGTAATTATTTATATTCATATTATTTAAATGGATATCCTAAATTCCACATCACCAACGAATATCTAATACCTTTTGTTACAGGTTTAACCCTATGCCATACAAATGATGGAAACACAATAATAGATCCTTTAGGAAGTATTTCTTTTGCTTGTTTTAAATGTTTAGATTCTTCTCTCATATGCGGAGGATAGTTCCTAAAGTCAAATTCTAGTTCTCCACCTTCATATTCTGAACCATCGGTTAACTGACAAGTTACAGATAGTTTTCTAATTTTGCCATTATCGGGACTTTTTTTTTCATATGCTTTGTCCCAGCTATCATAGTGCCAATCATAATATTGATTGAGTTTATACTTTGTAAATTGGCAACACTCACTTCCATCCCATTGATAATTCCAACCTGCGTTTTTATTAGCTAAATGAATATAAGGATGTATTTCTTTATAAATCCAATTATCATTTAACCAAACTAAATCAGAATTTCTTTTTCTTTTCATGTTTTTAATTTCAAACTTTGTAAGTTCTTTATCACCATAGCCACCTGTTCTCGCCATTGTTTCTGATTTTGATAATCCGTGTTTTATAATATCATCACAAATTTTGGGGGGTATCGCTGATTTAAAATACCAATAGTAATTAGATGTATTCATAAGTTGTAGTCTGTACAAAATTAAAATTATCTTTTTGATTATTAGTTATGTAATACATATTTGTTGAGGGAAACATAATAAACATATTGTTTTTAAGTTTTATATCCCAACTTCTACCTTTTCTTCTATTATCATCATAATAAATTCTAACACTGCAATCTTCTACTTTAACACCGTAGAGTAAAGTAAAGTCTGGAGAGTTTCGCAGATCTACTGGATCAATATTTAATAAAGGTAAAGAGACTTGATTAGGTTTGTAAATATCACCCCAAGTTTCTTTATCCACTAATTGAAAACCATATTTTAAATTAATATGATCCCTTATATAAGTAGTTAATTTATCATAAGTTCTTGAAAATTGTAATTTTTTATTAGTTAAATTGGATTGTAAAATGTGATGAGATAATTCAATTGTATCTATTTCCCAATGCTCTGGCATTGAGACATTTCCAAAATAAATTGATTGTTCTGTTAATACTTTCTTCTGCATACCACCACCTTTTTTAATTTATGCTTTGCTGTCTGTCAAGTCCCAAGTGGTATTAGATTCGTTCCAAAAATAACTCCATCTGTGAGTATATGCTGTGTTTTGTAATTCTTGTTCAGCAGTTAATTCCGGTGCATCACCAATTGGTGATTTCCAAGTAGCTGATGCATTATGTTTTACCCAAGATGCATAAGGTTTTATAGGCCAAAAAATTTGATTATCTTCGTCCCAAGTATAACCAATGCCTGCATAATTTCCTCTAAATGCAATGCCACCGTTATTGTGAACACCTTTAACTGTATTGTAGGATGTTTGAATCCATAAATTTGAGGGCCAATTATTGTGTTGTTCTAAATATGCTTGACCTACTGTTTCATTTTCAACACCCTCAGCGTTTAACATATCTAAATTATTTAAAGTTAATACTGTTAGTACTTCGTTCGTTTCTGAAATTTTTGCAAAATGTGCCATAATTTTTATCTATTTAATTTTATACCTTATCAATACTACACCTGAACCGCCTCCACTTGAAGTAGCTCCTGCACCACCACCTGTATTAACCAGTCCTGCAACAGCAGTTGGGGAACCAACTGATTCATTACCTTGTCCACCACCACCTGCACCACCTGCACCTCTAGGACCATCTGAAGCTCCACCACCACCTCCAGCAAAATACCTTGTTGAACTTACCGGTCCTGGTGTACCATAACTTGGAGCCGTTGGTCCAATAAAAGCATCAGCAATATAAGTTCCATCTCCACCAACACCACCAACACTACAAGCAGCGTTTGTGCCTACAGCGCTAGCTCCACCACCCCCTCCACCATTACTTGATGCAGAAATTCCATCAAAACCTTTTCCACCACTCCTTCCTTGAGGAGGAGTAACTGGGGGAGTATTACCATCTCCTCCATTATAACCAGTTGTTCCACTTGGTCCATTGGATCCACCACCACCTGATCCACCCGGTTGTCCAACTCCTACATTTCCTGTAGCTCCACCACCCGTAGATGTTAATCCTAAAGCAGTTGAATCACTACCCCTATTACCTGTACCACCACTAGGAATTGAAGGTGGACTAGCACCGCCAGCACCTACTGCAATTGAATAACTTTGAACAGAAACTGTTACACCCGCTGGAGCAATTAAAGGTGTATTTGAACCGGGAGATGAAGAAAAAACTCTTAAACCTCCTCCTCCACCACCGCCATTACTTGATCCAGTTACAAGTCTTGAAGACCCTCCACCAGCTACTATTAAATAATCTACAACATCATTAGCTGAACAATCGGCTAAACCAGAAACTGCAAAAGTACCTGGTCCTGTAAATGCATGAATTCTAAAATCACCACTGTCTATTATTGTGTTTCCACCAGTGGCTGCTATAAAGTTTTCACCTGCACCACCGGCACCAAATCCTAAAACTTGATAACCAAAAGATTTACCTCTTTTTGATTGTATATTTTTTGTGTTCTTACTTGATGTAAGTTTATTTTTTAAATCTCTCATATCTAAATTCCTTATGCGTCGTTAGCTGCATCAGTAGTAAAGAATATCTTAATACCGAGAACTCTTGCTACTCCAGTATAGGTATCTGTACCTGCGTTTGCATCTCTATATAATTGAAAATAAGTTTGTTGGTCAACTGCAGGAGAACCTGCGATTGTTATAGCACTGCTTACAACACTAACTTGTTGATCTTCGATAGTTCCAATACCTGCATCTGTAATTGTAACTGCTGTTCCGTAAACAACATCAATAGTATCACCATCACCGATAGCTACACCTTGTAAACCGAATATACAGTTTCCTGTATTTGTCGTGCTAGGTGTCCAAAATATTTGATAAGTAACTGTGCCTTCATTCCATGATTTAGGAAAAGCTACTGAAAATTGTGCAAAATCATCATTAGTGTCTGCAAAATCCATTACTTTCATATCAGGTCTTAAAGCTGTTGTTTCAATTTGATTGGCTTCTGCCGGGTTAGTTGTAGAAGGATACATAGCTGAAGCTGGAACCCACATAGTCTCCAGTCCTGCAATTTTAACTGCAGCTGTTCCTGATTTAAGAACTCCTGTTCCTTTAGGATTAATATTTATACCAACATTAGTTTCACCCGTTGCTGAAAGAGTTGGACCATTGCCTGATGCAGCA